GGACACGCATCTCAGCGTGCATGCTCGCTACTAAGGCGCTGTCTAAGGCGTAGAAGGGAACAGGCGGCTTTTCCATGCCCCTGTAGTTACGGTCTGCCACCCCTTCGACCTTCCCCCCACAAGCGAGGCACTCCGCATTCCCCTTTGATACGGAGGCTGCTGGTTCGTCACACTTACAGTTGTATGGGCTCATGCTTGCTCCATTCGGGACATCATCCATGCCCGCTCTGTAGTGTGAATGCCCAGGTGAGGCCAGTGAATGTACAGGTAAGGGGTTCGCTCTCTTCCTGATGCGTAAGCATCCTTGACTGTGCCAAGGAAGGGCTTGCCGTTAGGCTGAGCCCAGTCCTTACGCCACTTGCGGTATGCAACCTTGTCTCCGCTTGTGATGCTCATGACAACACCCCAGAGTGCAGCCCCACAATGGCCCTGATAGCTTCGTGGGTAGAGATAGACTCGCCGTCAATCTCATCCTTGTATGTCCATACAACCCCGCCACGGGGGAGAGGCCGAAGGTTTGCTACAGCCTCCATGTTCTCAGCGACAACAATCGCTGGGCGCTGCTGATATCCGCTGTCGTCGTACAACTCAAGCCCGTGGGCCGAGAGTCCGAGTAAGTCCGCAAGGGAGTCTAAGGTTCGTTGTCGTTCGTTCATGTTCGTACTCCGTAAGGGTTAGGAGGCGACGGGGAAATCCCGCCACCTCAATCAGTATCTCAGGTCGCTAAACCTGCTGTCAACTCCAATCGCTAGGTACGAAGTACCTACTCTTCGTGTCGTACCTGCCACATGATCCCGAACCTGCGCCCTGCAATATGTATGTGTATGTAACGCACATCCATGCTGCTCTCGCCTAGGTTATGGAACAAACCCCAAGGGGTTAGGTAAGTGTCTCGGCAGAACAAGCCCATAGGCGGGCCATGAAAGGTTATGTTTCTCATGCTTTCTCCGCGCATGCCGCTGTGAATCGAGCCGGGTCAAAGCGAGGGTTGTCTTCCTTAAGCACTTGCGACACCTCGCTTACGACTGAGATGCGCGCAGACTCTATGTGTGCGGATACAACGGGGGCTCCCGGCTTAAGCCAGGGCTTATTGAAGGCTGTCTGGATTGCTTGAGCGATAAGCTCGTAGTCTTTACGTGTCATGTTTGTCTCCGTTAGGGTTAGGTCGCTGAGACAATCCCAACGACTCAATCAGTATCTCATCCTCAAAACAGGGCTGTCAACCCCGAATGTCTAGACCCCAAGGGGTCTACCTTTCCCACCTACAGTGTGTGTCTGCGATTCTTGCGCGCCTTGTATGGCATGAGCACGCGCATCCTTGCGCGGTCACGGTTAATCCCTCGCGACATCTCAGCGTAAAGCCGAGCCTCCCGCCTTGTATGTAACCACCGTTGTATGAGCTTGAACATGTGTCCTCCGTGTATGTGTTTAGGTCTAGTAGATAACGCGAGAGTGATGCTTCATGCGGGCGAAGATTGCGTCGTCAGCCTCATAACAATCGTCAATCAAGGCTTGAAGCATAGGGTGCTTACAATCGAAGTCATCCCTAACGTTCAGCGCACATAGCCTGTCCGATATGTTTATAAGGGCGAGTGCTATCTCAGGAGTGATGACCTCCTTGACGAAGTCAAGGCTGTCTAGGTTGGACATATCTACGTCAGGGTCTAAGACCCAGTTGGTATGGTTGTGGCTGTAGCCCATGTTTGTATGCTCCATGTGTTAAGGGGAAAGGGGGCGAGAGGGGTACACGCCAGCAGGGCAGCGACCGCTTACGATTCCACCGTGCCGGGCTATAACAGCCTCGACGACCTCCGAAGGGGTGTAGGGATAGATGGACTCGGTTGGTTCGTTACCGGGGCACTCTATGTAAGGGGTGAGGAGAGGGTCTGCCTCCGAAGGAAACCCCACATCTACATGAGTGTATGCAGCACACCCAGATTCTCTGGGAGTGCTGTAGTTATCCTCGCTTGCCTGTACGGACATCTGAAAGCCGTCCAGACAGACCACGCAAGGGTTTTGAGCCAGACGGCGTAGGGAGTTTATGTATTCGTAATCTTCCATGTTTGTATGCTCCGTGTGTTGTATGTGTTTACTTGCAAAGCTTCCACGAGAGGGCCACTACAGCCTTCTTGTATGTAGGGGCATGACCGCTGCCCTTGTCGCTTGTCCAGGCATAGCGGCCCTTATGTCGCTTGATTACATGGCCCACATCTACGCCGTCCATAAGGACACATGTGTATGAGCCGAGCCAGTCCTCTCGCGCCTCGTATTCAAACGAGGCCTTCACGCCTAGCGCCTTTGCGCCGTCGTTCATTTCTACAACTTTTCTCATGCTTGCTCCTATGCGCTGTGTAGTGCGTTTGTTACGTTGTTGTTGTTCATTTCTAGGGCGACCCTTGCTGGACCCCTTAGTCTCCTTATGGAGCGGCGACGTTGTCGTTGTATGCGACCCGCAGCGCCCTCATGTTGTATGGCGTACAGCCACCACAGCTTCGCCCCGCGCTCTGCGTTACATGACTGGCAAGCCGTTACGAGGTTAGAGGCTTCGTTGTTACCGCCTCGCGAGACGGTCCTAAGGTGGTCTAACGACAGGTCCCTTTGGGACTCGCAGTACACGCACCTTCCATGATCTCGCATGTAGATAGCGAGGCGCTTGTCCTTACGTATCCAGTTCATACCTTGCCAGTTATCGGCTCGACTGCTCATGTTACGTACTCCATGTGTTGTATGTGGGGGGGAGGGAGGCAAGCGACACATGCCCTATGCACATGCCGCTTGCCATCCGTAGTGCCTACTTGTTGGCGAGTAGCGCCATGATGGCGTCAAACTTAGCGTCCATACCGTTGACCTTGTCCATGAGGGACGTAGTCGCTGCATGCTCGCTTGCCTTCCGTGCAGCCCGCTTGTTGGTGATGCAGTCCGTAGGGGACTCCGGGATGTCAATCGTTACGGTCTGAGCGACTCGACGACTCTCGACCGTGCTCGCCTTGCTTGCCTTGCTCGCCTTTGCGGCCTTTGGCTGCGCTGCAAGCGCCGCCTTACGAGCGGAGGAAGCCTCTCTCATCGAAAATCCTGCGGTACGGCAGATGGCGACGTAAGACTGCCAGGTTGTACCAACCTCGTAGGCGGGGATGGGCTTAGCGGGCTTAGCGGGCTCAGCCTCTCGGGAGGCAGCGACCTCGATAGCGTGGTCGAAAGCTTCGTTGTGTGCAGCTAGCTCGACAGCGACGACGGCAGGAGTCTTCGACTCCGTGGGCTTGCCCTCCATGATGTGACCGGGAATGGACTTGACAGGCTTGCCAACTTTGTTGACGAAGCCGAGTCGAGACTGGCCTTGTAGCGCCCCTTGCAAGGGGATGTAGCGGCATAGACGAGTGCCATTGGTGAAGGTGGAGAGGGTAGCGACGATTCGGATAGGGGCGGTTGCCATGTTTAGGCTCCATGTTGCGACACCGGAATTGGCGTCGATTCGATGACCACATTGTGAAGCAACCTCATTCGATGGTCAACTACAATCGTCGATTCTCTCTGCGCGCCCTCTTCACGCGGTCCCTTCGGGACTCCTGCGCTAGACACGTGGAGAGTATGAGAGGCTCCCTAATGGGTGTCTTGAGCATGGAGAATGGGTCCAGCTTCAGAAGGTCGATTCTCAGCTCTCCGTGTCAGGACTGGCGCGCAAAGCGAAGCTCGCGTGAAGTCCTCGCAGGCGTGCAGCGCATCATGACGCAGGAAGCGAAGCTCGCGCGTACACAGCTCTAGCTTTGCTAGTGCTGTGCTATGGGGCGGGGATGCCAGAGCAGCGCATCATGACGGGCCATGACCCGGGCAGCGAGCTTGCAAGGCGACCCCGGCGACGAGAGGGCTGCTCACGCGCGCTACATAGCGCGCATAGCGGGCGCTACATGGGCGGGCGCGCGCGCATGTGTAGGCGTAGGCGCGTGAACCCACCCCCCACCCCCCTGAGGGGGCCGTTATATATTTATGTCAACTACGGGCGTTTGAGATTGACTTGACTGTGACAGCGTGATGTCTATGTCAGCCTGTATTGTTTGCATATTAGGTCAGCGGTAGCTATATTGTTAGCACTAGGAGACTTAGTTATGCGTAACAAGCTTGATAGTAGAGATGTCCGTGATGCTCTTTGGCGTAAGTGGGGAGGTGATGTGCCTGTTGAGGCTTTTCAGCTTGTCTCTGAGCTGTTTGAGTTGATTGGGCAGCGGGAAGAGGAGATCTGTAACCTTCGCAGTGAGCGTGACGCTCTTGTGGAGGCTTTCCTGAATGGATACGCACAGACTTAGTACGTTTAAGTTCACCTTTAGCGCAGTAGTGACTGGAGAGGACGTTGATGACGCGTTCTCTGTTCTACTTGAGAGGCTACAGGAGGACGCTAGAGAGACTGTAGGCGAAGAGGTCGTCTATGAGCTTGTAGGCTACGACGCAGAGGGCTCCTTGGGGGAGCTAGCAGAGGCCTGAAAGAAGACAGTTTTGAAAGAGGGGCTCTTTGGCCGTCTGTAGGCTAGTAGGCTATAGCCTAGTAGTTCTAGTAGCCTAGTACAGTAGGAACGTTGTTCCTTATGCTGTTACTACGTAGCCTACTATTACTACTAGCCTACGTAGCCTACGGCGACGAGCCTATCCACGCATACGCACCTTGTCAATCTTTTCTGAGCTTCGCTCAGTGAGGGTGTTTGGGGATATCTCCACTTGACTGTGTTGGCGGGACGGCTGTAGGGTGCTCTCGTCGCTCTGAATTGAGGACACCACCCCCTGAAGTCTCTCCTAGGTAGCTCCTAGGGGGGACTGGGGAATGGCGGTCTCTTCAGGGCCTTTTCAGGGGCGTTCACTGAACGTTTAATAGTTAACCACTGTGCAAGCGGTGTGGAGGTGTGTGTGTCGAGTAATGCAGAGTTGTATGAGTTCATCGTTGATGTGTGGCCTAAGGTTCACGGAGACACGAAGACGTTGATGAGTTGGTTGAGTAGGGCGTCTAAGGCTTTCCCTGATGTTGACCTGTTACATGAGACGCGAAAGGCGGCTGTGTGGGAGGAGCAGAGGGCTTCTAACAAGAAGACAAGTATTCGGAGGTTCCTTACGAATTGGTGGGGGCGGTCTCAGGAGTCAGCTAAGCCTGACGCTAAGGTCATCTCTCTGTCTGCTGTGCGGTGGCTTAGTAAGAACAACAAACACCCAGATCATTTGTTTGAGCACTGGGCTAGGAGGCACGGGGCAGACGAGGCTTCTGTCTTGTCCTTCTCTCGCTACTTTGGGGTGTCTGCTCCAGACTCGACTGCTGAGGTAGTCGAAGTGTTCTTGAAGGGAGTTTGATATGGCTTCTTTAAGCGAGAGAGCGTTGCTCTGTGTTTGCCTTCGTGACCCTGTCTGTGTGGATGAGGCTGTCAGTATGGGGGTTAAGAAGGACCACTTTGACCATCCTCACTACAGGCTGCTCTGGAACCAGTTTACTAGGGACCGTATCGCTGGGATTGGGCCTGACAGGGCGATCTTGTATGAGCGCTTTGAGGACAGGATTGGCGAGGGTAAGGCTTTCGATGACTACGCTAAGTTCAGCGCCTTAGTCAGCGTTATAGAGAAGACCCCTGCGAGTAAGAAGAACCTAGAGGCTTACGTTGGTGCAGTAGTTGAGGCTGCTAGGCGGAAGCACATCGTTAGGCTTTGTAGGATGGTCGTTGCGTCTGAGGAGGAGCAGGAGCCGTTCTCAGAGATACTGAAGTATTCAACGTCTATTGGGATGGTTTCTACGTGGGCTCCAGAGGGGCGGTCACAGCCTCGTCTTGCCCACGACATTACGAAGGACTACTTAGAGGACTTAGAGGCTCAGCGTCTGGGGTTGAAGAGCAACACTCTAGTTAAGGTCGGGGTTAAGGACTTAGACAACATCCTGTACGTCCGTCCTGGGCAGATGATTGTGGTTGGCGGCAGGCCGAAGATGGGCAAGACGCACCTTATGATCACCCTGCTTAAGAACATCGCAAAGACTCAGGAGTCTCCTACGCTGTTTATCAGCGCTGAGATGAACGAGATGCAGATTGGCGAGAGGATTGCCTCCTCTGAGACTCGCTTAGGGGAGACTGCTGAAGATGTGCAGCGTGTGAGAGATGGCATCTTGAGTGAGTGGGCAGATGTTCCTATCTACTTTGACGACAAGCCTAAGAGCTTAGGCGCTGCCCTGATGTCCATACGAGTGCAGAAGAAGAAGATGAACATCTCTGCCGCTGCGATTGATTACCTCCAGCTTCTTAAGCTCCCTCAGTCAACAACTAGAGAACGCCAAGTGGCAGAGGCGTCTAGTGCCTTTAAGCGGCTGTCTATGGAGTTAGACATTCCTATCTTTGTTGTGGCGCAGCTAAACCGTTCTTGCGAGTTCAGGGAGAACAAGAGACCCATCCTTTCTGACCTTCGTGACTCAGGGCAGATTGAGCAGGACGCTGATGCAGTTATCTTTGTGTACAGACACTCTGTGTATGACACTGACTACCCAGGCACAGACGAGGCTGAGGTGATTGTCAGAGCCCAGAGAAACGGCCCTACAGGAACAGCGATGTGTGAGTGGGAGCCTGGGAGTGGCTGGTTTAGGGGGCGGCATGACTGAGCCATACGGACACGTAAGAGCAAGGCTGGCCTGCATGGCCTTCACAGACCCACCAACCTCTCACAACTATTGGCCTGAAGAGGAGGAGTGGCAGCACTGGATTGTTAGCGTTTATAGGCGGGCTGTAGAGAAAGCCAATGGACCGATTGGCCTTGGGCCTAAGGCTGTCGCCTCTTGGGCTTCTATGAGAGCAGCGAGCAGGGGATGGATGGATCTATTCCGCTTTTGGGCTGAGAGAGCGCACAAGGCTGGGAGCGTAGACCTAGAGTTCATCGCTTCTCCTAACTACGTAAGCGTTGATAGGGTGCTTGTCATGGACGAGAGAACCCACATAGGAACGCTTAGAACAAAGGAAGAGTACGAGGAGGCCTTTGGCTACCCCATATCCTCTAGCCATCTCTGTCAGGATTTGTGGTGAGAGTCTTCGTTGGATGTGACCCAGGCATGACTGGTGGGCTAGCCGCTGTAGACGCAGGAGGCAAACTCCTCTCTGTCATCGCTATGCCTAGAGTGAACGGGAGTGCTGGCCCTCAGGACTATCATGCGATTAAGGCATGGTTCGCTGAGATGAAGGGACTAGGGAAGGTTGAAGCTGCTCTAGAGAAGATCTCAGTCAGACCCGGTGAGGGGGTTAAGTCCACACTTACCGCAGGCACAAATTGGGGGTTCCTCAAGGGAATGCTTGTCGCAATCGGGGCTCGCTATGTAGAGCCCACCCCTCAAGCCTGGAAAAAAGCGCTCTCTCTCCCGAAGAGGTCTGGAAAAGAGAGGAAGCAAGGAAAGGAAGACGCAGTAGTCCTCGCTACTCAGCTCTTCCCTGGCATCGACCTCACACCAGGGCGTAAGAGAGTCCCACATGATGGTATGGCTGACGCTGTGCTTATTGCTGAGTATGCGAGAAGGACGCTAGGTTAGCGCCCCTGAAGCCCGCGAACAGGGCCTAGGTAGTTGCTGATTTCCTCAATCCTAGCCCCAGGCTGCAAGGTGCCGGGTCCGTGGAGAGCGTTAACCTCGTCAATGTACTTCTGACGAAGGGCTTCTTTCCTGGCGTTCTTAGCCTCAATCTGAGCTAGGAGGTCTTCTTGACTGAGGGCTTGTCGATACTCTCCAGGGAGGTTGAAGACTCCAGATGAGCGCGGCTGTCCTGCTTCATAACCAGCAAGGGCAGAGGCTGCTCCGACTCCAGAGCCAATGAGTGCGTCTATTGCGATGTTCTTAGGTCTAACGGCTTCTCTAGCCATGCCCTTGATGAACTGTCCTGCGCGTGCGCTTCTTGTTGGGAGAAACCGGGGGTCGTTTTGAACCTCGTCCATCAGCCTCTGGGCCTTGTCGGTGTACTCCGTCTTCCTGTCGTAGTGCGGCGAAACCTTTTCTACGTAACTGTAGGGGGTGTCCCCCCAGCCTTGTAGACCATCTAGCGCTTCCGACATTGTTTGATTGCTAAGACCTTCTTGCGGGTACCCGAGTCGGCTAGCCGCAGCGCTTAAAAGCTCTGCTGTTTCGTTTGCCTTAAAGGGCCTCCCCGAAAGCTCCACAGCAGAAGGGTCAGTCCATGAGTAAACATCTCCAGGGAGGGCAGACAGGTGAGACGGGTCTAGCGGTGGGTACTCTGCCCACGTATCTACGATGTTAGAGACAGCGGTGAGTCGCCCTTTTGGGGTTCGCCTGGAGAGGGTGTTGAAATCGCTTTCAATCCCCAGGTTGTTGATCGCTTCTTGGGCCGCTTTTCGCTCTTCGTATGTTTTGTTTTTAGAGTCTTTGATGGTTTCAACTAGGCTTAGATATCTAGCCATCCTCTCGTCGCCCAGAGACTCGCTCAGGCTCTCTATCCCCTCTCTAGAAATTCTATCTATGTTCTGTGAAGAAGCTCGTAAGGGGTATACATCTCCTCCTTCTGCGAGATGATGGAAGTTGAGCCTTTCTCCAATGTCGTTTACGATCTGACGGTTTGCCGGGGTTCGGGTTCCTGTGTAATCAAGATCCACTTCCGCCTTGGTTGGCGTGGCGTAAGTCGCAGCAGTGGCAGGGTTGGGACTCCCGTAAGCTGCTCCGAATCTAGAGCTAGCCAGGGGGGCTAAGGGGTCGGACACATCACCCCTAAGCCCACGAAAGATAACAGGGCGACTCTTTATATCTG